CGAGGTCGGCAAGGAATGTCCGGTCCACCTTCTCGCGGCCGATCTGCTCTGGCACACCGCCAGGCTCGATCTTGTGGAAGCCCTGTCCGGCGAAGAAGAAGATTTTCTCGCCTGCCCGGATGATCGAATAGGGCGCGAATAGGCCCTTATCTTGGGTGATACGGTCAATCTGGAAGATCAGCGGAGAGCCAGGCACGTAGGACATGCGCCGGATTGACTGGTCCTGGAAGATGATGCCGTATTCACCGCCCGCAACGCCGCGAACGATGCCGCCGTCCGGAAAGTCTTGGTAATCCGAGCTGTTAACGCCGCTCGTCCATGTCGTCGTGGCATTCAACCCGGACCACTGGATGCGGTACGGGTTCGACAGCAGTCCAGAGAGCACCAGGAAGCGGCCCACGACCGAGATATATGCGGCCTGCGGAGGAGAGCCGCCGCAATCTGCAAAGGCCGTCGAGGACGATAGGTCGAACACCTGAAGCGGCGCATTGGCCTGCGTCGCGAAGACGAGGTTACCGAACTGCGCAAACTGCCATTGAGCATTGGCCGAGAGAGCAGAATAGGTCGAAGCGCCCTTGGAAACGTCAGTCCAGGTGAAGTCCGTGTTATTGAGTTCGTAAAGCTTGGTCGAGGTGCCGGCGAACGTGATCACCGTGCCGTCAGACTTCAGCGCGTAGAAGGCTCCCCGGCAGACCGCGCCGAGCGCCGACGTGTAGGCCGAGAAAGACGGGAACGGACCATAGCCATCGCCCCTCGGAACAACATTCGCGATGTTGTAGACCGTCGAGCTTTCATAATCCGTCGTATCCGGCAGCCATGCGCCGTATTTGAGCAGCGCCATCAGCTAGCAGTCCACGTTTCGGCTTGTTTGGTGGCTGGCGTCCATGTCTCTGTTTGCTCTGCCACTGAGGTCCATGTGTCGGAATCGAACGGGCGTGGAAACCAGTCTTCGAAATCGCGCGTATACGTGGAGGCATTCCCCGCCACCGAATAAGCGCCTGTGATTGATGCCATCGTAACGCTGAACGTGGCCGGGACGCCGCTAACAGCAAATGAACCGAGGAACGCAGACAGCGAGCCAACACTCAGGAACGCAGAATTTCCATTGACAAGATAGGATGCCGGGGCGCTCAAAAACGTCGTGATGAAAAGCGCCGCGTTCCCGGTCTCAGTGTAAGACCCGACGCTTGACGTTATCGCCGGCAGAAAGAACGTGGCGCTCCCGTTCAGCGTGAAACTAGCAACATCTGATGGCTGACTGACCGCGAAGACCGCAGCGACGCCGGTCTCAGAGTACGCGCCGCTTAATGCAGTGGCCGTAATGTAGGGCGATGATGGAAGCTGGCCGAGCGCGCGGCGACCAACCGCATCAAAGCCAGTCACTTATTGCCTACCAAAACAAACAACCGACAGATTGTCGGCATCGGAGGCAGTAAACCCAGGGGCGATGTAGACGGAAAAGGAGACGACGGTCGAGGTCTGGCTCGTGATCGCAGGGAAGAGAATGCTGGCCGACTTGCTGGCGAGAATTACCACGGCATAGTTTGCGCTATCAAATGCCGTGGTCATGGTCGCGGTATAGGTGCCCGTTCCCGTGCGGGCGACGTCCATGTTATACACTTTCCGATTGGTCAACACGCCACCGGAAATCGTCGCATAGCCCCACGCCTTGGAAGCGCTATCGTGGTGGTACTGCAAATCCTCGGAAAGCGCGACAATCGCGACTTGCGGCGCCGCAGAGAAGTTGATCTTGGAGGTGGTGCCGGACGAATTAAAAAGAACCGTGGTTCGCGCCAGAACGCCAGTTCCGGTATTGTACGTTCCCTGCCCGATCTCCCATTGAGACAGGTCTGAGCTTTCGGCCCGATAGCTGTACTGCGCTCCATTGACCACGCCAGCCGCAGACGGGCTTTGATAGCCTGTTACTGCGCTGGAATAGGTCCAATCCGTCGTTCCGCCAGCAGTCGGATTGAAGCGGCAGACGTCAACGAGAGATGAGGCTGACATTTACGCGATCGTCAGAATGCCGCCGGACTGATCGAGATCGACCGTAAAGGTATTCCCATTCGTCAGCGTCAGAGCCGTGCCGTAATCCCACCAGCCGATCAGCGGCGTCGTTGCCGATGTCGAGTTGTAGAGAACGGCATACTGGAACGGGCCAATGGAGCCGCCAGAGGCCGTCCAAGACGGGTCAGTTCCGCCGATGAACTTGAACGTGCCCGAACTCTGCGAACCCGTGATGGTGCCGACAGTCGCGCCGCCGTTGGTGTATCCGTTTGCGGTCGAGAGGTCGGCTGGCGTGTTATAAACTGTGTTGGTGGCGACCGGAGCAGTGTTGGTCAGATAGACCTTGTAGACGTGCGTCGTGCCAGTCTGCATCTGATGCTTGGCGCTGGCAACGTCCAGAACAAAGCAGTTGAACTTATTAAAGGCGGCCATTAGGGCGTAACTCCAGAAATTCGCACGTTGAGCGGGCCAGCGTTAAAGGTCGATGTCATTCCGAGCCTGTTCAGACCATCAAGCGCCGAGCTAAAGCCGAGCGCCCAGGTTTGAATGCGCCCGTCCTCTTTGATGTAGGGAGCAGATTCCAGCAGCGCGCCGTAAAGATAGAGATCCGGGGCTAGCGTCAGCAGCCAGTTCGTAGAGTTGTCGGCGAGCGCCGGGATGCTCTGCCGGTAGACCATTTCGATGGTGTAGGCAGCATCCGGCGTAGGGGCCAATTCGATCTCTGATCCGAAGATCGTGAAGAACAGGGGCTGCCCCGTCACGTCTCCAGACATCGTTCGGTATTCGTCAAGCTGAGTGCCAGACTTGAAATCAAGATGGGGCTTGCCGGACACGCTCGACAGGCGAACCCTACGCATGGACTGGAAATCGGCCGGCAGCGAGATGAACTCAGGCTCACTGGATGACGTATTCACCAACGCCGTTGCGCGCGTCTCCATCTGCCGGACATAGAGCTCGCGGTTGAACTTGGCTTCCGCGAGCTGGATGAACGTCGGAATGCGCGCAATCAGGGTCGTATCCTGATCTCTCGCGAGATACTCCGTGACCGCCGTCTGGAGCGATGTGTAGTCGGTGATCGTGGTCAACTACCGAACCCCATGAAGCCCTGAACCTGGGCGCTGTCAGTCCGCAGAAATTTCCACTCTGGGTCTTTCAGCTTGCGCTCGACCAAAGCGTCCATCTCAGGACCGAACAGGCGAATGGTTGTGTTGCCCCTCGCCCATTCCTCGTTCAGCCACCGGACCATGATCACGTTGGGGATCGACGCGACGTGCCGCCCCCAATCGCCAGCTTGTTTCTCAGAGCGCAGCGCCTTGTTGTGCTCAAGAATGTCCTCGACGTCCTGAACCGTCTCGACAACGGTCTTATCGTTTTCGAGAAAGATCCGGGTTTGCACTAGAGCATCTCGCTGACGTAAAGCGTGCCGGCCGAGGCAACCTGCACGGCCTTCACGGTCTGTCCGGGCGTGGTCGTGAAGTATTCCGGCGACAGGGCGGGGACATAGGCACCGGCCGTAGACGACGGAGTACTTCCGTCCGTCGTCACCCAGGCATCGGTCGTCACGAGAACTCGAACCTTGTAGATCTCGCTCCCGATCGGGCCATAGCTGCCGGCGGTCCCGGTATAGCTCGCATTACCGGATGCGCCGATCCGGCCCGTTCCGATATATTGAAGGGACATTTAAGCCGCCTCGACCACGATCGAGAACATGCAAGCAATGCTGACGCCAGATGCGCCGGATGGCGTCAAACTGATCGCATCGTCTTCCGACACATAAACCGGGCTCGTCGGCGTCCACGACGTCACTTGGCCGGCGGCAGCGCTGGCAACTGGGATCGTCCCGGCGCAGGCCGTGCTCGCAGTGCCGTTGATTGCCACCGCGATAGCGCAATCTGCCGTAGTAATGGCACCCTGGGCGATAGCCTTGAACTTGGTAATGCGTCCGCGAACAGGGGCAGCAGTATAGGCAACAACGGGAGTTCCGCCGATAGAGGTGGTGTACGCCTTCGCGCGGACTTCTTTGAGGGTCGGGTGATTAACAGGAAGGGCCATTTAGGTCTCCAAGAGATGATCTGTGAACCTGGCCCGGTATTCCTTAGAACCGAAATGCCCAAGTTCGATGGATGGATCTAGCCAGGTCTGAAATCCAAGCGCCCGCACGTCATCGAAAAACGCGATGTCCTCGCCCCTCGCATATCCGTCGCGATCGTCGCAGCGGAAAATCCTTGGAACGGGGCCATCATCAACATCCGGGTATCTCAAGAGCGGAGATTGAGCGGCGATCTTCTCGATGATGTGACGCTGAACACAGCAAAACCCCAGCCCAGCACCGTTGACGGGCAAGCAACCAAACTCGTTCGTCTGGTAGGTCTCGCGCCCATCCAGCGAGACGAAGAACCTGATGGGCTCTGCTCGGCATGGATAGGCAGCGAAAACGCAGTCCAGCACCGTCCCCATGGCCAGCAGGCGGATGAAATCCTTGCCCTGCCAAACCATGTCGGAGTCCACCCAAAACAGATGGGTGGCATCGCTTTTGAGGAAGTGCCAAGCCGCCTTCGTTCGCGCATGATGCACGATCGATCCGCCAACCTGCATTTCGATGTCGGATGCAATGTTGTTTGACGACAGAACGTGCTGCGTCTCCAACAACGACCGAACCGTTTGGGCCGGGATATCGCGATGGGTAGGCATGGCGAGCATAACCTTGACGCCCGCCATGCTGATTTTCATGATTAGACCGTGGCGCTGAACGGGGTAGCAGTCGTGCCGGTCGGGGACGTATTGGCATCGACCGAGAAGAAGCCGGTCTTGATGTCAATGATCTCGATCCAGTCACCAACCACGCCGCCGGTCGTCGTGCCATTCAGCGAAATCGTGTCGCTGGTGGCCGAGGTGGCGTAACCAACCACGTTCGCGCTCGCCGTCGTCAGGGCAGTGACAAAGCCCTGCATGACGTCGGTCGCGTTCGCAACCTTGATGGTGTGGCTCGTCGCAGTCGCCGCAACCATCATGTTGAAGCGATAGCGCGTGCCCGTACCAGTCGCCTGCGGCAGCGTGATCGCGATCGGAGCCGCCGACGAGATGGTGATGACACGATTGCCATGCAACGCCTGCGTGATCGTCAGCGTGGTTGCAGTGGTATCGACAACACCGGCCGCGCCGGTCAGCAGGTTCGGGATGGTCAGGATCTTGGGCGGGCCAACGCCGGCCGGATAAACCGGCACAACGTCAGTAGACCCCGCCGAAGTCTGCGTAGAGGCGTTTTCGTACCAGGAATACATGCTCATGAGCTGGATTCCTTACGAGGTGGTGTTGTCGAAGACGCCGCCCGAGGCTTTCTCGTTGCGCGAGACCAGGGCGTATTCCGACACAACAGCCCGACGCTCGGAGTCGCCGGTACGCGCCAGCGGGATCGAGAGCATCGCGCGGCCCTTCATGGTCGCCATCGCCCACTTCTCGGTCTCGAGAACGAGAACGTCGCGGGTGCGCTGGAAGCGGTTGGCAACAACCTTGAGCTTGCCGAAATCGGACTCATAGGCGTCAACCGAGGCAACGATCTTCTTGGACGAAGCCTGCTCGATCGGCGAGGAACGGCCGGTGAAGGTCGAGAACACCTGCTTGTTGAAGGCGCCGGTGAAAACGGTGTCCGGCTTGCCGCCCGAGGTCCAGATCGCGGACAGAACGGTCTTCAGGCGAGCCTCGGTGAACGCAATCTGCGTGCCATCGGTGCGGGTGCCGGTACCGTCAGCCGCAGATGGGTCAGCCGCGCCGCCGGCAGTGCCCTTGCTGGTGTTGGTCTTGATCCAGGAAAGAACCGAGGCCGTCTTACGAACGACCGCATCGCTGCCGGTCGCCTTGGCCTGGTTCGTACCCACCAGGGTCGATTCCATGTCGCGCTTGAGCTCGAGGCCCTTCAGCATGACCTGATAGTCAAGCTCGTTGCCACGGCCGGCGTGGATGACCGCCTGCTGGGTGCCGGAGACCTGGGCCGACTTGCGGGAGATCTGGCAGATATTGCCAAGGCGAACGGTCGCGGTCGCAGCGTCGGCAACGATGTCGTCGCCTTCCAGCTGATAGTTCGAGGTGGAGGCCGCAGCCAGAGCCTGGGTCTGCCATTCGTGGTTGACCGCGCTCGCCGTCTCGCGGGCAATGCCCGACATGAACGGGGTATCGGTCGGGTCGATGCGGTAGATGATGTTCGAGAGGTCTTCGCGGTTGCCTACGGCCTCGTAGGTCGCAAGCGCATTGGTCGGGAGAGACATTGTAGTTCCTTTAAGCTGATTTGCGCTGGGCCATGAGGAGCGCTAATGCGTCGTCAATGGAGCCGGATGCGCTGAGTTTCTGATTGAGGGCTTGAACGGATTGGGCCTGCGCAGCACCTGAAGGCTGCTTGGTCCCCGGCCGCTGAACGGGAGGAACGGGCTTCTGGACGGCAGTAACCTTGGCCTTCTGAATGTCCCGGAGCTTCAAGGAATCCGCGAGGAGTCGCTGAATACGATGGTCGTAAATCGAGAGCTTCGATTTGCCAGCCGCCAGATCCGCGAGTTCGCTATCTTTGAAACCCAATTCGGGGAGCAGTTCAGTGGCAACGCGCTTTGTCAGCGCCTCGCCCTTTTCCTTGTCGGCAAGCTCTGGGATGAACTCGACGGCCTTTGCATTCTCCTCCTGGACATGGGTTGCCCATTTGGTCTGCTCGGACACCTCGCGTTCACGCGCCACCCGATCCGTTTCCTGCTTTGCGGCCTGAAGGCGCATCTGATGCACCTGCCATGACTGGAAGCGGAACGGATCTTCGGCCTGAAGCTTTACGACATCTTCCATCGTCTTGATGTCGGAGAAGCTGGCCTGATTGACGCTTTCCAGCTCCTGCATGAGAGCCGGAAGACTTGCCTCGTACTGTTGCCGCGCCTTTTCCGCCGCTTCACGCTCGGCCTGCACGGCTTTGCGCTGTTCAGCGAGTTCATTTTGACGCGTACGGAAATCGCGATCCCGCTCCTGTTCGCGAGTGTGCAGATATTCCTGCGTCTCACGAGGCAAGGATTGGAAACGTTCCTTCTCGGCTTGCGTCCAAGACCTCGGCGGCTCGATGGGCGGAAGGTTCTCTTCCGGTTCGGCCGCTTGCGTCTGTTCAGCGGGGTCCGTTGCCGGGTCGCTGTCTGCTTTCGCAGATTCCTGGGGCTCAGCAGCCTTTTCAGGCGCTTCCGCTTGTTCTTCCTTTTTCTTCTCGGGCTCTGCGAAGATCCGCATAGCGTCATCGAGAGAGAGAGCCTCCTGGCTGAGTGCCGGGGGCTGATAGTCAACGGGTCCGGGCGCGGCCTCTTGGGCCACGGGAGCGGTATCAGACATATGATTTCCTTGTGGTGGGTACTTTTCTGTTCCCAAGCCGCTCGGGATGTGCTATTTGAATAGCCAGCCCTTAAGGAGGAGCAGATGAATCGCAAAACTGAACTTCCCCACCTGCGCTTGCGGGTAGGAACCGCTCTTCTCTCAAAACTAGAGAAGGCGGCGGAAAACAATGGACGCACATTAACCGGCGAGATCGTTGATAGACTCGCCGCATCGTTTAGACGCGAAGATATACGCGCCTATATCGAAGAAACGGCACATGCCGTTGCAGAAAAGATGCAGATGGGTGCCTAGATCAACCCGAAACGCTTCTTGCGCTCCGCGTCGGCGTGGAGCTTGTTCAGGTCAGCCTGCGCCAGCCTGCCATTATCGACCACCTTTTGCAGATGGTCCTTGACCTTCCCAACGATGTTGATGGCGATGAACGCCTTCTCTCGTCCGAGACTGTCTTCCGGCTTGGTCATGCGCCAGAAGTCGATATAGCTCTGTTCCAGAGCTCCGAACGCCTCGTTCAGCAGATCGTTGTCGAGCAGTCCGGCGGCCTTCTGAGCGCGATTGACGGCCTTCTGAAGCTCGATCTCGTCAACCATCGATCATTTCTTCAAAATCGCCACACCAATCGGTCAGTTTGACGATCGGCCAAATCGCGTGGTGGACATTGTTCGACTGAGCCGGGCACTTGCGCCGGCAAACAAGCAGATGATCGGCGTCCGGATGCAGATCAGAGAACCGGCAGGCGTCGCAGTTGACGACTTCCTCAGACATCGATCACCGCTGCGGGTTCGACAACCTGTACTTGCTCGCGCAAATCGGGAAGCTGAAAGCCGATCTCGTCTTTCTTGGCGATAGCATAGCCCTCCGCATCCAGCCGTTCGATGAAGTCGCGGACTTCCATGCGCGAGAAGCGCGAAAGCTGGGTGCTGTTGCGCAGGAAATGGATCATTTCCGC